AGCTGTGTCATTGATGCTGTCAGCATATTGAATAGCATTAACAGCCGCGCCAACTAATGCCGCGCCCAATGCTGTTACGCCTATTTTTGAACCAATCGTTGATTTGGCAAAGCCACTAAGTTTAGATTCGGCAAGCCCCAAGCCCTGATTAAATTGGGCTGAATCTAATCCTAATACAACACCTAATCTTGATACGATTGCCATGATTATTTCCTTTTAAACTTATCCATACTAAAGCCCTGCGCTTGTGTCATAAATGTTAATAAAGCCTGACTAGCATTTGGTGGCTGTGCTGGAAACATATAACCATAAACACTATTCAAAACATTTTTTAATTCATAAGGCTGGCTATTAGGCGCACGCATATAATTAAAAACACCTGCTGTTAAATTGCCCATTGTTTGCAATAAACCATAATTGCCTATTGCACCGTCAGCAAACATAACGGTTATTTCATTTAATGTTGATTCATCTAATTCGGCAATGCTGTCTTGCGTATGTCCGTTGAAAATCATTGCCGCTTTCACTTGCGTTCGCAACGAACTTGTTACTTTTCCTTAATGGCCTTGTAATCCGGCGATATAACTTCGCCTATTTTATCAATCATTTGTATTTGTATAGACAAAGGAAATTCTTCTTCAATGTCGGCATATTCTAAATCGGCTAATGATTGGCCATCTTCAGGTATTAAAAATTTAAAATACTCAACAATTCTATGTTGCAAAATTACTTTATTACGGGCGGCTTCCATCATTGACCGACCATCAACAACCACATCCTTATCGCTGTAAACAACGCCATCGGGATTTGTGTCTTTAATGCTGACCAAATCATAGGTCATGCTTTTAAATGCTTGATCAACCAAATCTTGGTTTGGTGATTTGTAATAATTATATATTGCTTCAATTTCATGCACCGCAGGAACGCGAACGCGAAATGTGTGATCGCCCAAAACAAATGTGCGTGTCATTACTGACAAACGATTTTCCTGATACTTATTACCCAATGCCGATGCTATTTTACTCACAATGATTTACTCCTATATTGTTTTATTTTTTGACTTAAAATTTGCCCCAATAACTCGGCAACAAATTCCGCTTGCCCCTCTAATGCTGGCCGCAAATATGGTTTAGCAGGTCTGTTTGCTGTTCCAAATTCATTAACAACTGCCCTTGCATCATAAAAGATATTATGTGCGCCATAAAACTTTTTGGCTTCACTTCTAATTTCATCTTTATGCCTTATGCCTTTTTTAAACATTTCCTTGTTAAATCTTTTTCTTAATTTTTTAGGAATCGGTTTAGTTGTAACAAAGGCTAAAACAGAATCAGTTGTTGTTACATATCTTGATTTTCTGTCTTTATTAGTAGCACGCTTGCCAGTTATATGTAATGAATCGCGCAACATATTTGTTTCATCGGATGATGCGTAAGCCTGCGCTGTATATAAAACAGGCTTCATGGCATCCTTAACCGCAGGAATTAAAACTTTTGACCGCGCTTCCCTATCGCCAATATCACGCGCTAGATCTTGGAATAATTGCAAAGTTTCCTTTAATCCAGTTATGCGAAATTGTTCTTCCATTAGTCAGCCTTAATTAACTTTTGATAAATGTTGTTGTTTAACGCAACAACATAATCCACCACTTCATCGGGCGACATTTTATCAGCGTGGTTAGCGGCTATTTCATGTGCCAAGTTAATACCAGTTAGGCGTTGCTGTGCAAAGCCAAACCAGTTTTTTTGCCCACTTCCTGCTTGAGTAACTAAAAACCCAAGCAGGTCATTCTGCGATTTAATTTCCATATCTTATCCTATAAAAGAACAACCCCTTTCGGGGCTGTTGTATTAAGTGTTATTTGACCAACCAAATTGGTTGCCACGCGGATGAATGGTGAACATACATTTTGCTTCAGCACCAACGGCAGAATCAATTTGGAAATTACCAACGCGACCGTTGAAAGCATAATAAACAATTCCTGTGCCATCGGTTGCTGAAATGATAAATGTGCGATCAACTACGCCTGAATAAGCATCGCCGCGAATTAACAACAATTGCGTGTCGGCAGGATTCCATGCCGCAGTAATTGACATTGATGTTGGCGCATTTTGCACCGGTATTTTGTCGCCTTGGCGTGAACCAGCAACACCGAATGAAGCAACAGCATCATCCATACCAAACGCAGGAATGTTTTCAACAGGAATAACATTAGCAGGAATAGCAAGTGCTGAAACAGTTGCGAAAGTTGATAAGTTTGCTGTTGTTAATGGTGTTGGTGTTGATGTTGGCTGGCAATATAGGGTTGCGGAAAAGCCGGGTAATACTTTATTTGGTAATGCCATGATTGAAAATCCTCATTAAAATTAAAAAAATCGTATCTTATGATGGAATGTAAATTGTGCAATCCATGAATATGCTATGCAACCCAATATCGTTGTCATAACTATTATATAACCAATTCACATCGGCTTTGGAAATTTGGAAACCTGTAACGCCACCAAATTGCCCAGCATAACCATGCAATGCTTGTATTATTGTGTTTGACAGATTAAAACCATCCGCCATGTTTGCTGTAAAAACACTTATTTGGAATGTTGGTGAATCAGCACCTTTATTATTCTGATAAATACCAGTATAAACAGGTTGATGAACATCCCTTAACTGCCATGTTATAAACTTTGGTTCAGTTGCCCAGTTACGGTTAAAGTTTGCGTAAACAGGAACAGGCGTTGCAATAGTTGTTAGTTGTGCCTGTATTGCCCTTGCGTAATTACTAACATTGTTTTGCGTTGTCATGTTAAGCCTTTGTTGCAGGATCAGAACGATAGCACATTAAAGTTACACTCATTCTATCATTGCTTTCAATAACATCGGTTATTCGCCATTCATTACCGCGCCAAGTTACGCTGTAATTATTTTGCCCGTCAGTAATAGTTTTCATGTTAGGTGTGTAATTAAATTTGAATGTAATCAAATCTGAATAAACACGATAGCGTTCTGTTATGGCCACCGAGTTTTTAACCTCGGAAACCAAAGGGCGACCAACAAACCAAAGTGTTGTGGTTGTTGTATATTCGCCAAAACTATCAACACCAAAACTAAGCGTGTTAATGTTTACATTTTCAAACCGCGCAATAGCCATTTGCTACATCACCAAAGGTTTATATTGTCTAAGCAATACATCCACCCCAAAAGGTATTTTTTGTAAAGCCCCAGCCGTTGTTTCGCTTCTGTTGTTATAAAGGTGGGTTAGTAATAATAACCCAGCCTGTTTAATAACAGGGTATTGCGCCAAAATGCTGGAATTGATCGTGTAATTGCAAACAACAGGCGATGTCATATATGTATTAAGGTCAGTCGGCAAATCATTAAGAATTACCTTGTTACCTGTAACATCATAAAAATATGTATTGGCCGCAACAGTTGTTAAAACTGGCGGACTTGCATCGCTGTAATATTTAACGCTGTTTATGGTAACGCCATTTTGTGAAACTTCAGGCAAATCCAATGTTAATGGCGTGCCATATAAAGCCGATGCGCCATAATAAACAGTATAAGACTGATTAAAAATTGGTAAGCCCAAATAATCTTCAATGTGCATCCGAACCGCAACTTCCAAATCACTTAAATAGGTATCTTGTGATTCATCGCCAAACAAGTTTAATTGTTGGGTAATTTCATCAAGAGTTAGCCATTGTGTTTGTAAATCGCGGCTTGTTTGAACAACCTTATCATAGTTAAATGGATTGCGCGTTGGCGCAAGATTTACTACACCGCTAATGTTGTTCGCCGCCATAATTAAACGCCTTTCAAGTAAACGCCTGCAAATACATCGCGGATTGATGATGCCATACGCATTTCAGCATAAATGGTAACAAAACCTGCTTGTGTTTGATCAAAGCGTTTGATGTTCATTGTTTCAGCATCGGCAATAGTTAAGAATCTATCCCAATTTGCTAATACTAATGGGATTGCGCCAACCGCAGGTGCATCCAAATAAGGATTAGGGATAACAGGGAAACCAAACATATAACCAACAGCCGCACCATCTTCATTACCTGCTTCAATGAACATTGGTGAACCACCTGTTGAACTTTTTAATTTGCGTAAGGATGCAATCAAAGTTGGGTGAATGTGCCATGCTGTTGTTGGCATTGTCCAATACTGTGCAGGCAACGCGCTTGCAACATTAGCAATGCTGTCATAAGTTGGTGTTGTAACGCTTGCTTCAACGGTCAAAACTGTGTGTATGCCGTTAGTTATAGCCGTTCCGCTAGTGCCAAATGCGGCGGCGGATGTGCTAGTTGTATAAGATGTTAAACCACGCAAGCCATTTTCTGCGCCTGTTACGGTGGTTGTTGAACCTGATTGATCATCATTGACCGCCATTGATGCGGCTTCAATTTGACTAAATTCAAAGGCAAGATCTTCAACAATTTCGGCTTCCAAACCGTTTACATCGCTTAAAACTGCGCTACGGATTGGCAACTGTGCTGAAATAACGCGAATTGGCAACTGCCAAATGCTTGTGTTTATATTAGGTGAACCGCTATTTGGGTTTACTGCATAACCCCAAGGATCTGTTGCATCTGCGGCATTACCCGTTTTGGCAACAAATTGAATATCTGATTCCATTGCTGTTATTTGTCGTGCGCCCATACGAAATGGGTTGGCATAACGCGCGGCGGCAAAAGCATCGTCAAAATAGGTGCGACCACCAACATTTGAACCGCTTCCAGTAATCGCGCTTGCTTCATCTACTTTTAAATTAACGGTGGCTTCACCATCAATTAAGGCGGTTTTAATGCCGTCTAAAACTCTTTCAGCGATTTTCATTTTGGTATGTCCTTTAGGTAAAAAAAAGGGATGGCAACTTTTGCCACCATCCCTAACCCGTATTAAGCGTTTGCTGTGCCAGTAGAACGGTAACGCACACCTGCAAATGGGTCGCGAACAGATGTTGCCAAGCGTTTTTCACCAAAGAAAGTGATAAAGCCGGGCAATGTTTGGTCGTAACGGCGTAATACCATGTTCAAACGGTCAATGATTGTGTAGAACTTATCCCAATCACCAAAGAACATTGGATATTTGCTAACTGTGCCTGCCGCGCCTGTTGCAGTTTGTGATGGTGTGTCTAAGTATTTATTAACAACAACATCAAAACCTAACAATGAACCAACAATGCCATCGTTGCGTGATAAACCATCAACATAAATTGGGCGACCTTGTAAATCTGTCAAACCGCGAATTGCTTGTAGCAAAATTGGGTTAATAACAAATTTGGCTGATTCAGTCCAGTATTGTTGTGGCAATGAATAAACAAAGTTAATCACATCTTTATAAGTGATATTGTTTGCGCCAACTGTGTTTGCATTGGTTGTTAATTGGTCATAGGTAGCAAGTGAGTGTAAACCTGTTGCTGAACCTGTGCCGCTTGAACCAAATGCCGCAGTTGAACAAGTGCCGCCTGCGTATGTTGCATTTGCGCCAGCGTATTGATCTAAACCGCGCAAGCCGTCAGCACCACCAGTTGCAACGCTAGTGCCTGAACCTGATTGGTCATTGTTTGAAACCATTGATTGCGCTTCAGTTTGTGCAAACTCGGCAAGCATATCATCAACAACATTGGCTTCTAAACCATCAATGT